ATAGAAACTTGGTCTGCAAGTGCGGCCACAAAGTCATAGCGAGATCTTAGAAAGTCTTTAGCCATTAGCTACCTCCAACTCCAGCTTTGCTATTGTATCAATAAGGTCTTGAGAAATCAATCCCATCTCTGACAGCACTACAAGTCGTGCCCAAGCGTGAGCATTTTCCGTGCCATCCCCGAAACTCCCGACTGCGCCAGCCACCAACCCCGACCTTGTTGGTCCCAGTGAGGGGTCCGCGGCAACCCAAGCTACTTTGGTAGCAGTGTCGGCCCCGCTCAACCAGTGTCCGTCCGGAAAAAGGTCGACGCATTCTGCAGTAAAAGCGCTGGAAGCCACCGAAATAGAAGAAGTTGCATTATTGGCAAACTCTCTAATTAGAGAGACAACCTGATCTTTAGTGTCGGCTCTGGCTTCAGCTCTGTAAGCCGCGCTAACTAAAGCGTTGTAGCTCAGCATTCGATTTTCTGGCTGGTGTTCGTTTGCTTCTGCAAGAATGTCTAGAAGTTCTGTCCTAGAAAAGTTCATCTAGAAGCTCCTTATTTGGAAGAAGGTCGGCGTCTTTGCTTTTGTAGAGATTAGTAGCTAAATCCGCGGCTCTATCAAATCCAGAAACTCCGTCTCTAGCTCCGCGCATCCAACTAGCCCTTATTGCTGGAATTATTTCATAGCCAAGCCCGGAAAATTCTGCTAATGAGTAGATTGCATGCTCTTCATTTGCATACTCTTCTTTAGACAAGATCTCTACCTGCAGCTGAGAGTCTATGTAAGCATCGTAAGCTGCTGCAGTAATTGCAGCACTCTTTTTTGAAGACCTTGCGTGTGCTGCTGGCAAAAGATCGTTGTCAGTAGTGTATTTAGCATTCTTTGGCTTGCCGGTACGAAGTAGGTGTAGGAAAGCATTGACGCGAGCCATTGCCCAAGAGTTGCGGTTTTGGTCGGGGCGGTGAGAAGTGGAAAACGCTCCGGCGCCTCTGCGGTAAACAGCCTTGAGGGTGCGGAGGCCAGTCTTCTTGGACGCCGTGTCGCCATGCTTCTCGTTGTGCTTGTCCGCTTTATTTTTTAGAGCGGTTTCTACTTTCTTGGAGAAAGTAATTTTCTTGCCTCCGGAGGCTGAGCCCTTTGGATTCTTTTTAGAGCCCTTGACTCGTTCGCTAGGAGCTGCTGGCTTTGAACCCGCAGTGGCAATTAGCGGACCGATGTAGACCTTAGCTTTTATTCCTCGGTGACCGCCCTTAACTCTAGTGGCACACCTGTGGTGACCGTCTACCAGTTTCATGCCTTCGGAATCTTTGTAGACGGTGATTGGCTTACCGTAACTTTCTGCATCCTTAAAGTTGTCGGTGTTTACGTACTTCTGAGTTGGAGTAAGGTCAGAGATTTCCACGTACTCTTCTTTGTACTGGTTCTCCATCTCTTTAATTTTTTTCTTGAGCTCCTCCTGAACCAGGCGGGGAGACTTTTTAAAATAGTCTTCTACGGGTTTGTCTTTAGGGTTGACCGTGCCGTCTGGCAAGACAGCAAAGCGACATAGTCCGCCTTCTTCTGTCTCAGCGATAATCAGCTTGCAGCCATTAGGGGCTTCCCAGAAAACGCAGTTGCCGCACTTAACGCCCATCTCTTTATTGTCGTTCTCGGCGGCAGAAGTGTATCCAGCCCAGACCCCTGTGTTGTCGGCATTAAACTTTCCGTGCTTCTCGACGATCTCAAGAAGTGCGTCTGCAAGATCTTGCTCTTCAGGCACTAGATAGCCTGCGGCTGAAAGAGACTCTCTGACTGAGTGAGCGTCGTCACGCATTAGTGTGCCGTCTGGCATGTAGTGATATCCGGGAGGGGCTGGTGGACGGTCTTCTTGCTCTTTCTCGTCCGCGGCTAGATAAGGCTCTACCTCTGGATCTTCTATCTTGTCCATGTCAAGAATTTCTGCGGGAGCGCCGGCACCGCCAGAAGCTTTAATAATTGACTCTAAGTAAGTAGACATTAACGAACTCCAAGAAACGCCTTGATCTGCCAACGCCACTTGTTGTGCATGTCGATACGTCCAGCGAGGAAGTCCATAAGACCCTGCTCGTTGCACTTCTCTGCTTCTGCAAAAGTTCCGTTGTAGCAATTTAGAATGGAATCGTTGACATTCATTGCAGAGTTTAGAAGCTCTGGAACGTGTGCCCCGTCGTAGCGTGGCTCTTCGATGCAGGACATCTCTACATAGTCCTGAAGGAGATATGGAGCCGGGTAGCCAACCTTGAGAATATTCTCTGCCAGCGGGTCGACCGAACTCTCTACATCTTCGTATAGCTCGCCAAAGAACTCGTGCATCTCGCCGAAGTTAGAGCCGAGCACGTTCCAGTGGTAGCCCTGAAATAGGAACTTAAGGGTCACTACATCTGAAAGTAGGTGAGCTAGTTTTGCACCTAGCTCTGGATTGGGGTGATGCATTTTATGCCTCTGGTTCTGCTAGTGGTGGAGTTTCTTCGGGCTCAGCTAGGGGTGGAGCCGGGGCTGTCTCTTCTGTCTCTCCTCCTGGAGTTGGGGATCCAGTTGCTTCTTGCAAAATCTCATCTATCTCCGGTGGAATTGGCGCTCCACCCTCCGCTTGAGCTGCATCCCTAACTGATCCCATAACGTCAGGTGCAACAGACTGAAGCATAGCCTCGGTAAGCTCTGGAGTAACCATTCCTTTTTGTAGAATCAAACGAAGAGCGAACTCTCTAGGGTCTGGGGCGTCTGCCTCAGAGAAACCATGAGCACGACGCCACGTATCATAAGACACCGCCATCTTGTCAAATCCAGAATCTGCGTCTGCAGCGCGGTCATTGCGAGTAGCAACCTGAGAAGGATCGTACCAAACACAAACGCGCTTAACATCTGCTTCGCTATATCCGTTAGCGATTAGATATGGCCGCAAGTACATAACAGTAAACGCATCAACTATGAGAAGCATCAGTGGCTCAATGTGAGCCTTGTACAGAGCTTCGTCAATTTGCAGCGCGTTAGAGTACTTAACGTTTGCCAAACCAGTGACTACATCCTTAGGAACATCTAGTCCCTGCATGATGCGCTCTAGTACGCGGTCTGCACGCTGGGCCAAGGCGGGATCGAACGAACGCTCGAACTTAAACTGCTTAATGCGATCACCAAGCTCGGCAGGTCCACGAATGATTAGTGGCACAACGGCTGAGGCGGAGTCCTCGTCCTTGATAGGAGTTGTCATCGCATCAATTAGCTGGTCCTCAAACTCGTCTGCAGCTTCCTCTGGGTTGTACTGCTCGTTGTAGTTGCCATCCTCGTCATATGGATAGTCTGGGTCTGGGCTCGCTGCAACTGAGAGGCCGTCTGGCAAGTAGAGAGCACCTGCGTTGAGTCGTGAGCGTGCAGTGGCACGGAAGGTGCGGTTAAGTAGGAGCAGCTCGGCGCAGAGGTCTAGCAAACCACGAAGCGAAGAGTCAGCCTCTTGGGTATAGCGAGGGTGTGCACGCCAGATGCGTCCCACGAAAGAGTTAGCTGGAAGCTTAACAATGTCTTTGTTTCCGGTTGACATGTTTGTAGCAATAGAATTGCCGCCAGAAATGTCACGACGTGGGTTAACAATATAGTTACCCTTGGCATCTACCTGAAGTTCGTCTACGGAGCGAATATCCCATGTTTCTGGGAGACCAGAACCAACACGCTCTGGAATTTGAACTAGATAGCACTCGCCAGTAACCTGCAGATTGAGCGCTGCATCCTTGAGAAGTCCGGGCTGGCCTCCGTAAGCTGAGCTTAGACGATCGAGTGCTCGCTGGGCCGCGCTTGCCAATCTAGAGTCAATGGAAGTTACATCTTGAATTGGGGCGGGGGTGTCAGAAAGTGTCTCGATTCCTGCAGCGTATAGACGAATGCGGGACACAACAGACGCAACTAGGTTAAAAGCGTACTTAACTTCGCCGATTGCATCGTAGTATTCCCAAGCTTCGGTCTGCCAAGCAGTAGATGCAGCGTTGCGACGAGCCTTAAAGTACTCTGCCTCGGTTCTGTCGTCCAGTTTCACTTGTGCAGCGGCTGCAGTCAGTGGTCGTGGGGTGTTAAATACTTGTGGCTCGGCATAAACAATGCCAAATGAGTCAACGGAGACGCCCGGAGCTACGCGAGTAGCGTTTCGGGGAGCAGAAGCCCGGGGAGACGAGGTTCTCTGCTCGTTTCTAGGCGTTTCTTTTTTGAAAATACCCAATGTGAGGGCTCCCTATCTTTTACCGCTCGATCCAGGCAGAAAGAAGCCCGACCACAGCGGATATGGCCATGATTAATGATACCACAAACGTGATTTGGGGTAAAATTGACGCTCCTACAACAACAGCGAACGAAACCCAAAAACCGGTGCACCAATTGCACGTGATTAGGTATCCAATTTTTGTCATTGGAGGGAATTTTGACCACACCCAGTTGCGAAAACCGTCTGCAATAGCGTCGGTAGTGATTAGGTGCGTGATTCTGTATGCCCCTAGGGCAAGTACTACGAAAGTTACTGTTGTAATTTCCATTTTTAGTCCTTAATCGAGTTTAGAGTCTTGAAAGGATTCCATCCTCGTAGGCGGGAGCCGCATCCGCAGCCCATGTCTTTCTTAAATGCTAGCATTTTTCCTGATTTTGTGACGACAAAAGAATCTTTTTTAATGTCGTCAGCAGGGAGGAACGTCTCATATGCCTCTCGAAATACGATCTGCGGCCCCGTCGGGGCGTCTTTCGCGACCAATATGTGCTCATCGGTAAGTATCACCCTTGTAGTCTCTAAGTATGTGGAATTCGGAGTAGGTTCGAAACTACGCAGACGCGTAACATCTTCGAGCTCTCCGGCAGCCATTGCTGCTAAGTGACAGGGAAACCTGTCATAAACGATTTGTACCACTATCTTACCCTAAAAACTCTACCTACACGAGAAGTGTTTGGGTTGGTAACGCCCATCTTTCTATCTGCATAGCTCTTGGCCCTAAGCTTACCCCCAGAAAATCCTGGTGGCGGTTTAATTAGTAGAGCAGTCATTGCATGAACCATAGCATCAATTCGGTCTGGAGATCTGCCCTCTCCGGGAATCCAACTGTACATCTGAGACTCTAGGTCTTGCAAATATCCAACATGGTGGACGCGCTCCTGCTCATAGGCAAGAACTACAGGCTCTGCTCGGAGCTGCTTTCCGTACTTGGAGTGGACTTCGAGGACTTTGATGCTTGGGTCAATAGAGAGGATGGCATTGCGTACGAGAGCGCCACCTTGATTAACCTCGGCAACAACGGGACAACCCCACTTACGAGCCATCTCCACAACTTTACGGGCCCAGGTGTCTGGGGAACCATGAATTGAAGCGTCTTCAAGAACCCACGCATTTCTTTTATAGAGGTCTGGTTCTGCAGTTGATGCGCAGACGACAATACCGCACTCGTCGCGGGGATTCTCAGCAACCGAAGGGTCCACGCCGATAACACGAAGCGGAGTACTAGGAGGGTAAGCCGTGTGTCGAGCTGTCTCAACCATCTCTTCATTCCAGAGTGCTCCTTCTACATCGTCAAGCATCTCGCCATAGAGCTCTTGACGAGCTAGGTTCGTGCCTTCGTAGACGCCCATAATGGTGTCAAGGTATGAGCCAGAAAGGTTACCGGCGTTGTCTAGGGTGGATCCTTTAGTTACAACAACTTTAGATCCTCCCGCTTTATCTGTTCTGGACTCTTCAATAAGTTTGTAAAGAAGCGGAACACGCTTCGGAGTGGTGGTGCAAAGAATCTGAGGGTTTTTACCGAGACGGGTACCGACGCGGAGGTTATCGAAGGCAGTCATTCCTGCAGCATCTGGAGTTTGTCTCCAAGCTGCGACCTCATCGCCCCAGGCGTGAGTGAACTGCGGACCACGAAGACCGTCGGGCTCGTCAGCGGTAAAGAGTGTGGCGGTGTTCCCGTTGGGCCAAGTTAGACGTCGTTTAGAGGGCTCGTAGTGTGGCTTTTCAGACGGCGGAGAAACGGCGATGATCCCAGACTCACCTTCAACGATAACGTCACGAACGTCAGCCGCGGTACGAGCAACAAGTGCAAAACGGCGTTGACCGTCTTTAGTTACCTTAGCTTGCTCTCTAACCCATTCGGAAGCAAGGCGGGTTTTACCAAAACCACGACCAGCCAGAACCAACCAAACGTTCCAGTCGTCGTCGGGAGGGAGCTGCTCTGGACGCGCCCATATGGACCAGTCCCAGATAAGGGTGTCTGGATCTAGACCCTCTAAAGCTTCTAGACGCTCGTCTTCCGGGAGCGAGGCAAGCTGCTCCATAATACTTTTACCCATAGGCTTCTATTCTACAGTTGGCTCTCCCCCGTGGACTCGAACCACGAACCATTCGATTAACAGTCGAACGCTCTGCCATTGAGCTAGAGGAGAATGTCTAGAAAGTATAACACTAAAGACGAACCCCCGCCGTGCTCCGTCCGAAGCACCACGGGGGCTCACAGCTTTCACTGCAGTGTAGGCTACTGCCTTCCTATCGATTGCCCGCTGGGGGATTGCTCCTTGCCAGTAGGACTTGCTTTAGTTTTACGCACTCAAGCCACCGCACGCTAGCTAGACAGGGTCTAGATATCTAACTAGAGTCTTTAGTCTAATGCTCTGTTCTCTCTAACGATTGGGTTGTAGACCTTGCTAGCTCCAGACTTTGGGGTGATGTATCCGTAGCGGGCTAGCCGGAAGCGAATTGCACCGTGGGTGATGCCAAGTCGTTTAGCTAGACGGTAAAGAGTAACGCCTTCCACGGTGTGGGCGTGGTTTAGTAGCGCGGTGTACTCTTCTGCTTCCTTACGATATTTCTGGCCGTTAGCACGCACCAGCTGGGCGTAGGGCTGCAACTCTAGTAGACGCTTGAGAGTGTCTGGGTGCGGCTCTATGTACTGAGGCTTTGGACGCTCTGGCTTAAGTGGTGGCTCTGGAATCTCAATTCCAAGATATGTCGCGAAAGCTGCCTCGGCTCTCGCAATTTGGCGAACGCGCTCCCTGGTAAGACCAGACGCGTTAGCAACGGCTTCGTAGGTCCAGTTGGCGTCTACGAGTTCGCGGATAAGCTGGTCCCGAAATGGGACCCCGTTTCCAGCTCCAAATGCTGCCTCTATATCTCTAGGCAGTCGCTGGTTCTTTTTGATGTATTTCTTTTCGTCACTCATAGTCGTCATTACTCTTCCTTGTCTTTTCTCGTGAATCGCTTTGCCACGTCCACGGGAACTTCTGTGATTATAACCTGGTATTTAGTATTTTGCAAAGTTTCTGGTGTTGCAGTGACCTTTACGTCCACAACGTTGATCATGGACTCGATGGTTGTCACCATCTTTTGGACGTCGTCCGCTTGAGCTAGCTCTGGGCAGTAAATCTCCACTGCGCAGTCGAGCATGTCAAAAACGCCGCTTGTGGGAAGTAAGTCCCTAAGATCCGCGGGATCCTTTGCGCTTATCTTTCTGATTGTGTCTGACACTTGAATCGGCTCTTCTTTCTACTATGTGAATATCGTCGTGAGCATCCGGCGGGAATGCAGCTAGAAAAAACAGCACGGACACGACTAAAACTATAAATCCAACTAGTAGTACTCCTGCAACTAAAGCAGCTACCAGTAAGAGCTCCACTACCTTGCCTTACTCGTAAGAACCGCTAGAGCGACAGCCGAGATTGCTAGTGGCAGTGGCAGGTGCGGATTTTCTAGGAGGGCGAAAATAATAGACGCAAGAACTGCGGCTAACGAAAGAACCGAAGTCCAGATGATGTCTCTAAGAAAAAGAAACAGGCGCATTATCTTTTTGTCCTTGTCTGCTTGTTTTGTTCCTTGGGTAGAACCACTCCGAGAAGCGGGTCTGGAGTCCTACGTCCGCGCTTGGACATAAAATATCCAACGGCGATAGGAAGAATGATTGATACTGCAAATGCGGTCCAAGCCGCGATGATGTGTAGTTCCATATCCGTAGCCTAGCACTAATACCGAACAAACACAACTTTGCTATTTTCCGAGTCTGCAAACTCTTGAACTAGCTGTAAGTTGGTGTCCTTTTGCGGGTTAGACGCGTGGATCATGTAGCCCCCGCCAATGTAGACGCCGATATGGAAATAAGAAGAAGCGCCAGACTTCTGGAAGGCAACGAGGTCTCCAGCAATAGGCGCGTCTACAATTTGCGAACGGATGTCACGAACCTGGGCGGTGGCGGAGTGAATTACGTCTGTAAAGCCTCGGTGGTAGAGGTACCACTGAGTAAGTCCAGAGCAGTCCCAGATGAGCGGGGTATTTCCGAAGCCGTAGGGAGTCTTGTCAACGTGAGGCCAGAGAGCTGCAATAGCGGCGTCTATTGAAAGCTGTTGACTGTAGTAGAGGTCAGCTTCGGCATCTTCGGCGGCGTTGACTAGATTAGCCTTTGCCTCGATGGTCTCAGCGCGTAGAGCCTCTAAGGTCATTTGGGCTTCGTATTGAAAAACGAGCTCGGCGAGTGGGCCTTGGTTGGCGTACTTCTGCGCGAAGGACTGCTCCTCAATATAGATAACTTGCACTGGCTGATACTCAAATGGGTCGCCGTCAGCCTGAGCAATTTGCGCAGAGCCAACAACCGCCATGAGCATCAGCAGCGTGAGCATCTCTCCCAATTTCTTTATGATGTAACTCACGACCTACCTTTCCTTGCGTTAGTACTCAGTCGTTGACGCCTATGTTAATAGGGGCGTCTATTATTTGTCAAGCTAGAGTTTTATTCTCTTGTACATGGCCCTGTAGGTGACGTTGGCGGCATGGGCCAGTTCTTTAATTGATACGCCGCTCTGGTGTTGGAGGATGCAGATAGCTGTTAGACGGTCATTGGCTACAGCGGCTGCAGAGGTAGTCGCCATCTTAGACCTGTAGGTCCTGGCGATAGGTGCGAGTTCTTGGATCGTCTCAAGGGTGTCGTCGGAGATTCCGGGAGACTCTGGACGCTTTTTCTGATACTCGGCTGGTGTTTTTAGTTTTGGTGTCGGAATAGGGGCGTCTATTCTTTCGAGGTTGGTTGCGGCCTCGGCGCGTTGGACCCAAGTGCGGATGGTAGTTTTTGGACGCTTGGGGTGGAGGGCGTCTCCTATGTTTTGGAGAGACCAGCCCGCTTGGAAAAGATCGTAGACGCGAGGGTATAGGTGCTGCTTATTGAGAGAGTTGAGAAGCTCAACCTCTGCTGGCGGCAGCTGCTGTCCTCTGGCAGTTCTACGAGACATTGTTCTATTTTATAGCACGTTGGGGTGGGGCGAATTTTTTTGAAAAATTTTTTTCGGATTTTTAGGCGGATTTTTAAAGGGGGGTGGGGTGTTTTTTGGATCGAAGGGGGTGTCCGTAGCGGAAGATTTAGTACCTTAACGTG